GAAGGGTCAATTTGGTCAACTAATGAGGTAATAAGGATGAATAAGTTGGCAATAGAATTGGAAGGGGCGGTGCCAGGGTTACCTGAGGCTTGAGAGCCAAAGCATTCATACATGACACCACGATTTAGATGGATCGAATTTATAATATCCTGCCAAAGGACATAACGAACCAATCTATCCTCTTTAGAGGCATTGTGATAGTAAGACTCAAAAATGTCTAATACTAACATCATAATTTTGGCTGGGAGTTTGGTATCGTACCCACTATAGTCACCTGCAGTCAGGCGACGTTTTTGTGAGTGCGAGATCAGGTGGTCTTTTAAACTATCCCATTCGGTGAATGGGTTAATCCCGACAGCCATACCATTTACGATGCGATTATTCATAAAGTGTCTCACTGCGTCGCCAAAATACATTTTGAAAACTATGGTGTAATCTAAAGGACTACCAGAAACCTGACGTGTTTTACCAGCGTCTACCTTTTGCAAAGGTCTTCTTTCGTCCTTGGGAAAATCAGTGTAAACATGTGTCACTCTGATACCATTTTTCGCTTTCTCAATAATATTTCGGCAACGTGAAAGTAAATCCAACCAACCAACTGCTTTTAAATGGGATCCCACATCACCAATCCAGTAACGTTTACCGCTACCTTTATGTATCTCAGTGAAAGGGAACCCTGCAGAAGTTGATCTATCAATAGCACCAGCAAACTCCTCACCAGGAATACCGTTTATGGCCTCATCAAAAGTGAGTACCCGGGGCAACCATGGTTTAACTTTGTTTGTGGTTAATGACAATCGTTTAACAATTGGATAACTTCGTTGTAGAAGTGAGTCATCAATATGAATCTCATCATGAGCGTACTTTACTCTAGCAATCTCAATAGGGTCGATTTTGACCCCATCAGGGTTTGTAAAGTTCTTTAGATGAGCGGGTTTCGTCTTGATGTCCCACAATTTGCCGGAAAAACGAGACGGAACAATTTTACTTGTCCCAGTCCCGACTTTCTTTGGTCCTACGGCAATCTGGTGTAGACCCTTTGTATCAGGAATTTCGAGAACTAAATTATCCCCATCCTTTTTGACATTATGGAAGTCAGTATTTATACCATAAACTTCTGGTTCATACGTATGTTCCAAATTAATCATAGGGGTGAGATTGTTCGCCAACACATCTTGAGAGATATAATGGAAAACAGCATTTAGCATTTCCTGAGAAACAGCCACTCCAACACAATACTTGTTGATGCCTGTTTTCATAGAGAAGGAAGTTCCCCCAGCACAATGAAATCCGAGGATTT